CAACTACCGTAAATCTATACGAACGAAAGTTTATGGCGACGATAATGTAGTCGCAGTACCACAAGAATACCTCAATACTTTAACGCTATTACTTATGGCGATTTTCTTGCTCCATTCGGCATTAAATACTCAGCAGCTATTAAAGGAACACAACAAGTCCCATTCAAGAAAATTCTAGAAACAACATTCTTAAAGAATGCTACTGGAATTCAGGATGGAATATACGTTCCTCAAATGCTTAGAGAACCTATGCTCGAAACTTTAAACTGGATAAGAAAAACACCAAATGTAAAAGGCGCAATTGAAGACAATTCAAATTGCGTACTTAGAAATGAATACTTTTATGGTAGAACACAATTCAATCAAACACGCTCACAGATACTTCGTGAAATGCCCGAACTAAACCTGCTTTCATACAACGATCTCCACATGGAATTTACACAATATGGTCAAATCATAGATTACAATAATGATTTTGGCTTTTCTCGCAATCCAACAAATTCAAGAAAGAATGATATACTCAAGCTCCGCGAACAATTATCAAAAGGAGCACAAGTTCCATCATTCTAAACAACACAATGACCGAAATCCACTCAGAATCCATCAATACCACACCAAATCCCACCGTAGAATCCACCTTAGACGACACAACACAAGTACCAATCAATGGTGAAGGAGTTACCCTTATCGAACAGGGTGAGCCAATCCACGTTACACGTTCTACTAATCTTAATATTTACACAGGTAATGCCCGAGCAGAATCACATTTAAGAGAGCCCGCATGGACACTCGATAAAATGTTGAATCGTAAAACACTCGTAGATACATTACAATGGCCTTTAACAGCCACACCAACTACTCAGATTAAGAACTACAACATAATAACAGATTTACTCACTCAAGACATTATGGCTATCAACTTCACCCGCTTCAATCACTTTAGATGCAAAAGTATCAAATGCTACTTCCAACTTGTTGCATCACGTTTCTTTCAAGGAAGAGTTATTATTGCTTATTTCCCATGTCAACGCAATCCGACACAATGGGACAAACCAAAATTAGACTTTCGAAATCTTTACGCATTACAACATGTAGTATTAGATCCAGCACAAGGATCAAGCGCTGAACTCGAGATTGACTTTGCTTATCTCAAAGGATATCTTGACATTCAGGCCAATGATGCTCTCGGTAGGTTATACGTAATTGTTCAAAATCAATTGCAAGCAGTTACAGGATCCCCCTCTTTCGTAGAAATCAAATTCTTTGCTTCAGTCGATCAGGCTGAATTCAAAGTTCCACGAGCAGGAGGAGCTTCCTATAAATCGCTTCTTAGAAGACTTCTTCAAGCTGAAGAAGACGAATTTGAACATGTACGTGCCCACTCAGGTATCATTGAAAAGTTTGCTGAACAATTCGAACCGGCTAATCTCATTGGCGATCTTTTAACTCTTCTTGACAAACCAACATCATCCACCAACGGTACACCAGTTATTAGAAAATCACGTAACAACCTGGCATCTATCAAAAGTCCAGAATACATTGAAAAACTTACAGCTGATCCATCCGCTCAACAATTTTGCGATCAAGAACATTTTAATTCACCATCTTTATTATCCATCAACCAATTCACC